TCGCATTGATATTTTTAACTCCTACCGCTTCATACATAGATCTATACGCTTGGTATAGATCATGTATCTGAGGATTCGATTGCGCTAATTGTAATTCCATTTGCGCCATAGAAATTCTTTGTGTTTGAGAAAATATATTAGGATCAGCAACAGGAAGTATATCTACTTTCTCATCAAAGTCTGCAACTTTAACATTTCTAGTAGCACCAGGAACATCATAAGGATATTCAGGTGGTAAGTAAGTTTTAAATACTTCTGCTAGTAATTTAAATTCTGTTTTAAGACCAACGTATAGTCTTTTGTGGATCGCTGACATTACTCTTGATCCTCTTTCTAATAATGCAACTGTAGTACCAACCGCGGCTTGTTGATTCATGTCACCAACTTGTGCATCGGCAATACTTGCAAATCTTTGTCCAGCTTGAACAACTACTCCCATTAATTGAAGTAAAGTTTGATCTGGTCCTTTAAACGGTAATTGCATAAATTGATCTTTGATGTTTCCACCAGGTGCATCTACATCTCTGAATTCACCAGGTTGTAATGGTTGTGCATCATCTCTAATTCTAATTCCTCTAGTTTTAAAACCAGCAGGTAAGTTAGCTAAAGTTCCTGCATCTAATAATTGTCTTAATGCAGAAGTTGCTGTTCTAGTTAAACCACCAATCATGTGGATTAAACCAAAACCATAAAAACCTGTACCTGGTAAAAATTTATATTGTACAAAGTATTTTATTTTTTCTTTAGTTGGATCATCTGGTGTGTAATTTCTTCTAATCGATAAAATTTCATTAGTAGATTCTAAAATAGTTACAATATATGGAAGTTTAATTCCTGTTGGTTCACCATCTTGACCTATGTCTTCAAAACCTTCTAAATCTAAATCAACATGCATTTCTAAAATTACAAATTGATCTTGTTGGTTTCCATCTTTAGAAATTCCTTCTAATCTTCTTTCTGCATCTTTAACTTGATTTTCTACAACAGGGGGATCACCTAATTCTATATCTTTATAAAAATTAGAAACTTGTTGTTTTCTAATTTCATTTTCTGACATTCTTAAAACATGCACAATTGCTTCTGCGTCTTCTAATGAGTTTGCAGAATAAGGAACAATTAAATCATCTGCTTGCACAAATTTAGAAACAGCTCTACCTAAAAGGTCGTCATAATAAACTTTCTTAAAGGTAGAACCGGACAGGGGCAAATAGAAAAGCATTTGATCAAATTCAGGTTCATACTCTGGCATTTGATCCATAATTTGATAATTCATAAAATCTTTTACTCTGTGAGCTTGGTCTTGTTTTTGATTTGTAACGTCACCTAAAATTTGTGCACGTACGGGACCATCAGCTGGTAATAATTCTTTGAAAGGTTCTGTTCGTCTTTCGTATTTAAATCCTAAAAGATTTAAACCTTCTCTGTAAGTGTCTTCCCAGTCACCTCTAGATTCTTTGTATTCTGTATATTTGTCAAAAAGATTTGTACCAAGTTCTGCTAGGTACTGATCATCCATAACTTCTGCTAAGTTTGAAAAATGTTCATTGGTTTGTAGTGTTCCTGGAGCGTTAGGGTCAAAATTTACTTCTGCTCCGCCGTCTTCATCCATAGTAACATTGACATCTTCAGTAGTTGTCACTTCTTCATTGTTTGGAAGAAGAACTTCTTTTTCTTGAAAAATTTCGTCTTTAACTATTTCGTTGGGTAATGCGTCTTCTATTTTTGCCATATCTCTTTCCTGTTAATTATTGTACACCTTTAACCGACAATATACCTGATAATTCTTCATCTGGCAAGTAATCGTCTATTTTCGGATAGGTAGGGGTAATTTTTTGACTAAAATATTTTTCTTTTATTGCGTCTAATAAAGGCTTATCTTGATCTATTCCCGTAATACCTTCTAAGACGTTTTTAAATTTTTGTTCACGTTGAGAAGCTCTTTTTAACATTTCATCAGCATCTTCATAATCTGTCATTGCTCTTAAGGCTAAAGGAACATTCACTGCTTTTCCAATAGCAGGATCTTTTAATAAATATGATCCAGCACTTGCTGCAGCATCATATAAAGGAACTCCTGCTGCTAAAGATAATGCAAATTCTGTAGGAGCCAATGCTAAAGCACTGCCTGGAACTTTAGAACTAAATTTTTGTATTGCAGGTTTACTACTTCTAAATTTTTCATTAAAGTTGTCAAACATACTTCTAATTTTAGACTTTTCTGGTTGTTCAATTTTATCAGCAGTTGTAATACCTTCAATTTTTTTTAAATCACTTACACTAGATTTCTTCTTTATTAATTCTCTATATTTTCTAAGATCTTCTTTATTTAAGTTTTCGATTAATGTTTTGTTTTCAGGATTAATAGAATGTTGTTTATAATCTCCACCAATAGCCTCACCTACTAATACTTTGTTATTATCTATCATTGATAATTTTCTCCAATTTAATAAACCTTTATTTGCTGGATTTTTAGTATTATAGGTATCTATTATTTTAATAGCTCTTTCATTAATATCATTATTTTTAATATTAAATTCTTCGATAGTTATTTTATTTGCTATTTTATCTTTTATTACTTGTTGTCTTTCTTTTACTAAAGCCTTTAAATTTTTATTGGGAAATTGCATACCAGCATTTGTTTTTTCATCTATAATAGCAAAATCTTTACCTCTTGCTTTTACATATTCATCTCCTAATGGAAATAAATGGTGAAGGGGAGATGTTTTACTTCCACTTAATCTTTTACCACCTTGAGTAATAAGTTCGTCAGCTATTCTGTTTAATTTATTTATATCTCTTTCTTGTGGAGTTAGCTTATTGTATTCTAAATCCATAGCTTTTTTAAATTTATCAATAATTGTTCTAACACTACTTTCAGAATAGAAACCTTTAAAGTATTTATTATACAGATCATTATTTGTTAAAACTCCCGCAGCCGCTGCTTTACTAGAAGTTTTTCCTAACGCATATCTTTTAGTTAATTCTTGGACAAATTCTTTTTGTGTTTCTGGATTAGCAAATACTACTTTACCTTGAATCATTTTAACTGTTTCACCTTTGTTAATCATGTTTTGTCTAATCTTATCTTCGGATATGGATGTATTTTTTTTCTGCTCTTTACCAATCGCATCAGTAATAGCTTTATCTTTTCTTCCTTCTACTCTAGCTTCTGTTTCAGTAGGGAGTCTATTTTTTTCTTTTATAAATGATTTATATTTATTTAATCTTCTACTAAGATTATTTCTTTGAGATACCGTTATATCTCTAATAGATTTACCATGTTTTTTTAAAGATTCAGAATCAACTAAAGCTTGACCAAACTCTGTATATAATTTTTGGATAGCTGCTTCTTTTGCAGCGTCGCCACCTTTATTTAATTTTATTCTTCCACCATTACTATAGCCCTGCCTCATCGCTTCGCGCACCGCTTCACCAAACTCGTAGCCATCATCCATAAGCTCTTCTACTTTTTTTCGTAAAGCTGCAGCTTCAGAACCATTAGTTGAACCGCCGTCCGCGAATGTTTTTTTATATCCTAGAAAAAACTCAGGCTTTTCCTTGTCAATGTCATATTTAGCATAACCACCGAAACCTTCTCCATCTTTATTAAAACCTATGCCAACTTTTCTATTGATATTGCTGGGTGCGTCTTCTAAAAAAATTTGATCGTCTTTGTATTCTATGTTGTCTCTAAATTTATTGTATTGACCGTCTAGTAAAAAATCTACGTTGTTTGTAATAGGAATTTCTGCACTACCTTGTAGGTTAATTGTTTCTTTATCGGAAGTAATGCCTTGCGGTGCGCCGACAATTTGTTGTTTACCAGTTTTACTACCTGATCCGGTAACTTTAACTTTTGACTTACCTAAGTTGTTAATGATATCTGTAAATAATGATTCAGCCACTAGCGTCTCCGTAGAGTAACTAACCCGCCGTCAAAATAACTTTTAAATCTACTTCCACCTTTACCCATAAGACCACCATCTCTTCTAGGACCTTTTCCAGTTCCCGTTTTTCGTTTTTCAAAAGCCATACCTTTACCTGTGTATTTTTGTCTACCTATTTGACTATCTCTTGGATCGGATTTATAAGTTGTGTCTTGAGTTAAATTACTACCTAATCTAATTTGACCTGCTTTCCTAGCTTGTTCTTCTTTTTTCTTTTTCTCGTTATCTAAATAAGTTTGAAGTTCTGTTTCCGCTCTTTTTATTTTAGCTTTTTGAAAATCTGTTTTAACTTTATAGCCTTTCATTTTTTCAATGTAGTTTTCTAAAGCTGTTTGATAATTGTTTGTACCAGCCAAAGAAATTACATTTTTACCTTCTAACACTGATCCTGGTCCATATTTCATAAGACCAGACTGTGGATCTCTACCAATCATTGATTGGCCTTCTATTATTCCAAATTTTCCATCTTTCATTAAAGCATAATTACCACTTAGTTTAGTTCCATCTATTCCTTCTAAATAATTTAATTGGTCCACAAAGTTTGGATTATAATTTTTAGATTTTTCGTTAAAAGGACTCATGGACCACGATGCGATTGCACCGGGTAAAGGTAATCTTGGTTGATTAGCTAATCTCGTTCCAAGTGTACCTCTTACTTTTGGTGTACCTAAGTTACTAAAGAAATCTGTTGCAGCTGTAATACCTTTTTGTAATAAATTTTGTTTTTTAGGTCCTTGATAATCGTCAAAGAAAGCTTTTCTTATATTTGGATTAGTGTCGGGATTATAATCTATTTCACCTCGTACAACTTCTCCTGAAGGTGCAAAGTCTTCATTAAAAGTTGACATTGTATAACTCTTTGATGGATTACTAGCTTCTAGTTTGTTTAAAGTTTCATAATAACCAGAACCCATTGGATCTAATCTACCTTTACCTGTTAATTGCGCTGCTGGATTTGATGACATGTTTACTTTAGGAACGTTTGTTGCACCAGGAGTAAAGGTTTGTTGTAATTCTGTAATGCCACCGCCACCGCCACCGCTTTGATAGGTATTTATATCTGCTCCAATAATTCCTTGACTAGCAGGTGCGGTAGTTTTAGTTTGAGCTGTTGTTCCTGTAGTTCCTGTAGAACTTCCACCAAACAAATCTAAATATTGTTGTAAAGTATACTGACTTTGTAAAGTCGGATTTTGATTATAGACGCTTGTTAAATTGTTTATATCC